TGAACCACACCCAAAACAAGGCCCGATGATCCAAGCGATCTCGGGCCTTTTCCGTGCGGTCAAACACACACCTCCTTCGGGTGAGGGAACAGCGCGGGGCAAACCCACAACACCACAAGGGTCACTGCCCCGCGCCACACCACCAAGGACCAACGTCATGCCCAACCGCATCCCCACACGCTGCCCATGCGGCAACCTCGCCACCAACCAAGGCCGATGCGACCAACACCAACGCAAAGCCTGGGCGAACAAGTCCGCCAACAGCACCACGCTCACCGGACGACAACGCCAAACACTCCGAGACCAAGCACTCGCACGCGACCCGAGATGCCAAGTCTGCGGTGAAACCAACGTCGAAACCCTCGAATACGACCACATCATCGAGATCTCCGACGGGGGATCACCACTCGACCCAAGCAACGGCTGGCTGCTCTGCACCAACTGCCACAAGATCAAAACCGCTCACGCACGCCGTGCACGCAATCAACGCAAAACGCGATCGGCACCCCGCCCCCAGGCCTGACGCCAAGGGGTAGGGGGGTCCTCGAAACAGAAAAATTCACGGACGGGCGCGCCGCCGTCCCTTTCCGCACGAAATCTCACATTTTGAGACAGGGGGTCCGCTATGGGAGCACGGGGACCGGCGAAAAAGCCTGCCGCGTTGCGACTGGTGGAGGGCCGTGGGCATGGGCGTGATTCTGGTGGCCGTGAGGTCAAGGAGGGCCCGAGTTTTGATCGTGCTGCCCCGGATCGCCCTGACTGGCTGACTCCCCTGGCTGCCGATGAGTGGGATCGGGTGGTGCCTGGCCTGGTTCGGCACAGGGTGTTGAAGCCTGAGGATGCTTCGACGTTGGCGGCGTATTGCGAGCATGTGGCGGAGTTTCAGACCGCCACTCGCGCCCTTGAGGATGCGGGCTCGCTGTTCATTGATGCTAAGCAGGGGACGATTCCTCACCCTGCTGTGGCTGTTCGGCGGAATGCGGGGTCCCGTGTCCAGGCGTTGGCGAAGGAGTTCGGTTTGACTCCGTCTTCTGAACAGGACCTCGCTGGGGATGACGGGGGTACCAACGGTGGTGATGGCAACCCGTTCTGAGACTGCGACTGCTGAGCCTCTTGACGTAGAGGATGAGGCAGATGAGGTGACGCTTCCCTCGCCGTCGGTGTTGAAGCGTTTGAAGCTTTCCCGTGAGGTCGCCTGGTACACGCTCTCTCGTGGGTATGACCTCCCTGAGTATGCGCCGTTGCACGCGACGCCGGATGGTTCGGCGGTCAAGGATGCGGTGTTTGATCCGGGGCGTGTGGATCAGGTGTTGTCGGCGTTCAAGCGGTTGCGGCACACGCAGGGCAAGTGGGCGGGGAAACCGCTGATCCCGGACGCGTGGCAGGTCGCCTACATTCTGGCGCCGGTGTTCGGCTGGGTGGTCCCGGCTGATGATGGGACGCACTATGTGCGCCTGGTCCGGAGCGCGTACGTGGATGTGCCACGCAAGAACGGCAAGACGACGCTTTCGGGCGGTATCGCGGTGTACCTGACTGGCGCGGATGGGGAGCCTGGCGCGCAGGTGATTGCAGCGGCGTCAACGAAGGACCAGGCGGGCCTGCTGTTCGGCCCGGTGAAGAAGCTGGTGGAGAAGTCACCTGACTTGCGCGGGCGGTTCGTGCCGCGTGCCGGGCTGATCCTCCACCCTAAGAGCGACTCCTATTTCAAGGTGATCTCTTCTGCGGCGGATGCGCAGCATGGTTTGAACGTGCATGGGGCGATCATCGACGAGCTGCACGTGCACAAGACCCCTGATCTGGTTGAGGCTTTGGAGACTGGCACTGGTGCCCGTGAGCAGCCTCTGATCACGATGATCACAACGGCGGATGACGGTAAGACGGAGTCCATTTATGCTCGCAAGCGGCGGTATGTCGAGCAGGTCGCCAAGGGTGTTTTCGTGGATCCCACGACGTTCGGTGTGGTCTTCGGGCTGCCGGATTCAGAGGACCCTCTAGACCCGAAGAACTGGCCTAAAGCGAACCCTGGCTACCCGATCTCGCCGACGCGAGCGTTCATGGAGCAGGCCGCGAACAAGGCGAAGAACTCCCCCGCCGAGCTGGCCTCGTTCAAGCGCCTGCACGTTGGGATGCGAACGAAGCAGACGACCGCGTATCTGACGTTGACGGAGTGGGATCGCAACGCTGGTACGAGGTTGCGCGACGCGGACATGCTGGGTCGGGCCGCGTACGGCGGATTGGATCTTGGCTCGGTCTCCGACATGACCGCCCTGTGCTGGCTGTTCCCGAGGGATCACGGCCCGGGGTATGACGCGTTGTGGCGCGTGTGGGGACCTGAGGCGAAGCTGGACGACTACAACAAGCGCACGGCGGGCGCAGCGCAGGCGTGGGTCGATCAGGGCTGGCTCAGGCTGACACCCGGCGATGTCACCGACTACGAGTTCATTCGGGCGACGATCCTCGATGACATGGACATGTTCGAGGTGCAGTCACTGGGGCTGGACATGTGGAACGCGACGCATCTGGCGAACCAGCTCTATGACGACGGTGTGCCGCTGGTGAAGGTTCAGCAGGGGTACCGTACGCTGTCCCCCGCTTTGAAGGAGATCAAGCGCCTGGCCGCGCAGGGGAAGCGTGGCGCGGAAATGATCCGACACGGCGGCAACCCGGTCATCCGGTGGATGGTGGACAACCTGGCGGTGGCCATGGATCCGGCGGGGAACGTGAAGCCGGACAAGAAGAACTCAGGCGACAAGATCGACGGGATCGCGGCACTGGTGAACGCCGCCAGTGAGGCCATGGCGAAAGAGCGGCCATGGGCTGACGACAGCGCAGGGATCGCGTTCATCTGACACAAGGGCAAGGGAGGCACGGCATGAAGCACAAGCGTGTGTACAGGGTGACTCTTACAGATGAAACGACCGTGTCCGGGCGCCTGGTCTGGTCGTGGGGCTGGTGGGCGTACCGGCTGGTCGAGGTTACGGTTCAGCCGGTCGCGGTGAGTGAGCCGGTGAAGGTTGCTGGTGCGCTGATCGTGCCGCGTCGCTCTATCCATCTTGTGCAGGAGGTTCCAGCATGACGAGCCTCATTAGTACCGCAGGTGATGCGGTGGTGATCGGTGGCGGGTATCCGACGGCTTCCACGTGGGGTGACAGCATCCGCGTCGCAGACCCCGGCCGACCACTCGTCGAGTACACGGCGGAGCCCACGAACCCGCTGACGCTGTGGAAGACCCAGCCGTCCCTGCGCAAGGTCGTCTCCTACGTCGCCAGACAGATCGGCATGATCCCCTGGCACGCCTATAAGAGGGTCGATGACACCGACAGGCAAAGGGTTTCTGGAAGCCCAGCGGAACGCATTCTCGCGAGGCCTTCGAAGCTCAGGACCAGGACGCACCTTATCCGTGCTCTGGTGACTGACCTGATGATGTTTGATCAGTGCTTGGCTTTGTATGGGCCGAAGGATAAGGCGTTGATCCGGATTCCCCCGGCGTTGATTGACACTCGCTCCGATTATCTCGGTCAGCCGTACAAGATCATCATCAAGGCCCCGGAGGGCGTTGATGACATCGACGTGACGGATTGGCCGAAGATCTGGACTGACGGGTGGCACCCGACGAAGGCGGGCGGCGTGTCCCCCATGTTCACGTTGTCGGCGATCCTCGACGAGCAGCGCAAGGCCGTGGACTGGCGTACCAGACAGTGGGCCGACCGGCCCAAAGTGGCTGGCCTTCTGAAGCGACCGGCCGAGGCTCCCAGGTGGTCGGACGAGAACCGGGAACGCTTCCTACAGGCCTGGGACCGGTTTAAGGCTGGTGCTGTGGATGGGTCAACACCGATCCTCGAGCATGGCATGGAGTACGAGCAGTTTGACGGGATTAGCCCGTCGGATGCCAACGACATCGAGGGCCGCAAGCTCACCGACGCTGAGGTCGCCTCCGCCTTCCACATCCCGCCCGAGTTGGTGGGAGCCAGGGAAGCCACGTTCTCCAATGTGGACGCGTTCCGGCAGATGCTCTACGGACCGGTACTCGGCCCCGTCATCACCGACCTTCAGGACGCGATCAACGCGGGCGGCCTACTGGATGCCGTCGGTGCAGGCGAGAACACATACATCGAAGCGAACCGTGAGGCTGTTCTTGCGGGCAGCCTCCTCGAGCAGGCCCGCTATTTGCAGACCGTGACCGGCCGACCCGTGATGACGGCCGCTGAGGCGCGAGCACGCATGAACCTCCCCCACCTTGAGGGCACTGACGAGCTGATTGTGCCCCTGAACGTGGTGGAGGGCGGGCAAGCGTCACCCACGGATTCCGGGGATCAGAACGCACTGAACCCCGGCCATGGCGACGACACGGCTGAGGGCATCGAAGACAACCAGTAATAGGAGGGCTGTGATGGTCCAGACACTTGACCGTGTGGAGGTTGCGAAGTCAGCGCCGACCACCATCACCATGAAGGCAGTCGACCCGGCAGCCTCGGACCCGGCTGGTACTGGCGAGTTCGAGGCGCTGGTGTCCGTGTTCGGTAATACCGATTCCTACGGGGACATCGTCGAGAAGGGTGCCTTCCGGGAAACGTTGGCCGACTGGTCGGTGAAGGGCGCACCCATTCCCGTGGTGTGGTCCCACGACCTCACCGACCCGGATTCGATCATCGGGAAGATCGTCTCGGCTGAGGAGACCGATCAGGGTCTTCGTATCAAAGGCCTCCTCGACCTGAATCATCCGAAGGCGGCGCGTGTTCACCAGCTCATGCGTGACGGTCTGATCCGCGAGTTCTCCTGGTCGGGAATCGTCACGGATTCGGAGCCGGTGGAGAAGTCCGGTGATGACATCGCCGACCTGTTCGGTCCGATGCGCATCAAGTCCGTGGATCTCTGGGAGGCTGGCCCGTGCTTCAAGGGCGCCAACCCTGACACGGAACTGCTGGCCGTGAAGGCACGACAGGTCGCCAAGGCAGGCCGTGTCCTCTCGAAACCGAACCTCGAAGCCATCCAGGACGCCTACGACCGGCTTGGTGAGGTCATCGACAAGGCGAAGGCCGCTGAGGGCGATGACGAGGACGACGGCGACGAGGACGGCCCCGCATCAAGTGGCGCGGAGAAGTCCTCGTCAACCCCAGAACCATCCCAGGAACCAGTCGTTGAACGCGCCAGCGCCAGCGACATCAAGGCGCGGCTGCTGGCCGCCGCCACCAACTAACAGAAAGGCGGACCCCTCATGGACCGCAAGCAGAAGCTCCAGGCGCTGGCCTCTGAGGCCCGCGACCTTACCGCGAAGGCTCAGGACGGCACCCTCACCGACGAGGAGTA